GAAAGTTTTCATTTAAGTCTCCTTTCGAGTAAATGACCTCTATATGATAGGGTATGGCGAAGAAAAAGTGTTCACGAAAGCAGATCAAGAAGCTGTACGACAAGAAGTGTTTCTTCTGCGGCCTGGATGATTACGACCTGTTGGATGCCCATCGTATTTTTGAGGGCAGCGAGGGCGGAACCTACCATTGGATCAACATGCTGACTACTTGTTGTTTGTGTCACCGAAAGGTACACACGGGAAAGATCAAGATATTGGGGCATCATCCTAGCACCAAGGGCTGGTGTCTTCACTACATCGACGAAAATGGTGAAGAAAAATGGGTCCACCACTAAATACTTTCATGAATCGGATCAAAAGTTTCACAGAATGGTTGCGTGTTCGTGAAGGGGCAGTTGCCGGCCCGCAGGCACAACTAACGCCAGCACAGCAAACTGCTCAAGATGCTACAACTTCTGCATTGGCGAAAATGCCTATGAAGCCAGGCCAGAATCCGGCTGAACTTCTACAAGACCCCAAGGGGCAACAGCAATTGCTTCAGGCTGCCAACAAGGAAGCCAAGCAGAAAGGCAAGCCGTTGAACATTGGTGCCGCCGCAGCGTCGATGGACGCCGCTGCCGCCACTGATCCATCTGCCGCAGGAGTGTAATGAAAACTTTCGCCCAATTTCTGGCTGAGAAAGAAGAAATCTTTGCCGTGCAGAAGTACACCACCGGCACGTCCCCAGGCAAGATGATGGCAAGTGGCGTGGCGAAGCCCGCCAACCCAGCCAAGATCAAATCGCCTTATCAGGGCATCCATTTCCCCGAAATTTTCGGCAAGCCAGCAAAGCGTGGCGCTCCCGGTACGATTCATCCGGGGAAGTAACTCAATTAGTGCATGAAACAAATTACATCGACTGGCGACGGCATGAACGTGCTGATCGTTTGCGATTACTCTCCGCATCATCACTGGATGACGTTCGCCTCCTGGTATTCTTTCGCCAAGATGTTGCCGGATGCCAACGTGGAGATTTCTTGCAATCGCCTTCCTGTAACCTGGCAGATGTTTGATTGGGCCAGGACTTGTAAGGTCAAACTGCGCATTCATCAGCCGCTTACCAAAGAAGAAATCATCAGAAGTTATAGCGGCCCATTGATCGTGGTCGATCCAGATGTTTTGATGATTCGTGAAATTGCCGATAGCGAACTAGAATTCTACCAGAAGACTCCCTTTGCGAAATCGGGAAAGGTTTGGATTGTCAACGATCCAACTGCTGTTCCTACGCAAGCGGACGTGTGCTGCGATGTGAAAGAAGAGAAAATATGCACATTTGTAGCTTATCCGGGTGGGTGGGGTAAGTTTGTTACGTCATCATGGATAAATAAGATAAGTACGCCTTTCCAGCACAGGTTCGGGAAGGGCGAAATGACTTCCAATGAGGTCAAGGTCGAGAGATTGTGGAAGCAACTTTCACCCATTTTCCAAACCGTATCGAGGATAACATGAGACGATTCGATTATGACGACAACGAGGAATATCGTGAGGATGTCGATAATTTCTTCGACAGTGGTAGCGATGAAGGTATTACGCCGGACGAATATCGTGCCATCGTCAAGCAAGAACAAGAGATGCAGGCAGTACAACTGAATCTTGCCTATCGTGACATGAACAGCCATCTTCTTTGTCGGGCCATCAAGATGTTGGAGAAAGGTTTCTGGTGGAGGTTCTACTCCCTCGATACTAAACTGAAGATGATCGAAAGGACATACCATCGCCTGAAAAGGGCGGTAGATAGAGGATGAAATGCCACACTACGAGTTTCAATGCAAGAAGTGCGATTCGGTCTACGATGAGATCGTTTCCTACGACGAGAAGAACAAGTATCCGACAGTGAAGTGTCCCAAGTGCGGGAGCAAGAAGAAGACCAAACTGCTGAGTCAGATCGGCGGCATCATCTTCGCTAATGCCAGGGAATCCAGCAAGTGGGACAACTTCACCTACCGGGCCGGCAAAACGGCGGACGAGGCCAAGGAGTGCCGTCGCCAGGCAGAAGAAGCGTCCCATATGGGAGCCGATCCGTACCACAGTGCGGCACAGATCGCTGCTGACATCAACAACGACGCCAATTACGGCGAAGTTAAATAGTCGTTGGGTCTTTTTCTTCTGTTTCCAGTACCTTCTCCTTCGGCGCACGGAACAACAGGGCTTCGATTTCTTGATCCCAGCCTTCTTCTCCAAGTGCTTCCCTCACTGCTTGTAGCACTTCGGGCTTCTGGTAGTCGGGATGCTCTAGGTAGTTGCTTTCGTAGACGTGGAAGCAGTTCTTGTTTCCTACCGCTCCCAAGTACAACTCCGTGAACCACAGCCCATGCTTGCCGTAGTTGACAGTGGACGTGACGTAGCAACGACCACCCGTTGACAGGCATGGCCACATGACTTTCCAGTGCCATTCCATCCTTGGGATGAAGGCTGCTTCGTCGATCACGAGATGGGTGCAAGCCCTGCCTCGTGCGGCTTGTGGGATGCTGAAGATGATGTCGCTGCCCGTGGCGGCGAATGTCTTCTCTCGTAGGTTGTTCCTTTCCATTCTTGGCTGCATCCAGGTCGGCAGCAGTTGAATTGATAGGTTGAACATTTCCGACCAGTTCTCGGCTTCTCCCTTGCTTTTGCAAATCCAGATGATTCGCTTCTTCTCCCGGAACATACATTGGTGCAAGCAGTACAGCATGTGAACGGTACTGATTCCACCTTGCCGCCATTTTTTAGAAATGACGAAACGATTCTCTTCTAATTCAGCCGCCAAGCGAAGTTGCCAAGACGACAATTCAAAGGGCAGCAGCCCCCGTAATGGGTGTTGGTACTTGATGTAATTCTTGCAGAAGTATGGGAAACTTTCGGCACACTTGATGATTTCGTTGGCTTGTTTTACCAGCATTGGTTTTCCTTTCTAATTAAGTCTTGTCGGGTTATATGGTCCGACTTACGATATTTATGCGGCTTGTCTCCATCTGCATCTGGAAAAAATATCGAGGATATTTCTACAGCACACTTGATCGAGGTTGAAGGCAAGGGTATATTGCTCTGACACCTGGACTCAATACGCAGGGAGAATATGATGGAATACGCACCGGAGGTAAAGATGAATCACCTGAAGAGAGTGACGGGACTTTTCGACAAGAACAAGTTTCGGCAACTGAACGCTGAGATGAGCATGGCAGAGTATCTTGACCTCTGCTTGAAGAACCCACGGCTGGGCCGGAATGCCTGGCAGATGATTTACGACATGATTATGGAGGATGGTTCCGAGACTTTCGAGCAATATCGGAAAACCTACACTCACTACAACTTTTTCGACGACCCTGAAATCCCCATCATCGGTCTGGCTGAGACGAAGGACGCCTTGGTGAAGTTCATCAAGGGCGCTGCCGGTCACTACGGCACTGAGAAGCGTGTGCTTCTGTTGCACGGACCTGTCGGTAGCTCCAAGTCCACCATTTGCCGCCTTATCAAGCGGAGACTGGAAAAGTACAGTCACACGGATGCTGGCGCATGGTACTCCTACAAGTGGGTGAATTTGCCCACGGGTGAGGACGGTATCTACACCAACCCGGAGAACGAGTGCCCACTGCACGAGAATCCACTCAAGCTGCTTCCTTTGGAAGTGCGTGAGCCTTTCCTGGCGGAAATGAACGCCACCCTATTGGAAATGCAGGAGGCCGACAAGAAGGCGGGTGCCGCCAAGGAACACTACACCCTTCGCATGGACGGCGAGTTGAATCCACGCTGCAAGTTGTTCATGAATGAACTGCTCAAGCGTTACCAGGGCGACCTGGAGAAAGTTTTGAGCGAACACATCGTTGTTGTCCGCAAGGTGTACAGCGAAGTGGATCGTTGTGGTATTGCAACCTTCCAGCCGAAGGATGAGAAGAACCAGGACTCGACCGAGTTGACGGGCGACATCAACTTCGGCCTCATCTCCAAGTTCGGTTCCGACTCTGACGCCCGTGCCTTCAATTTCGACGGCGAGTTTTGCTGCGGCAATCGTGGCATGATCGAGTTCATCGAAGCCCTGAAGCTGGATCAGGCGTTCCTGTATGACTTGCTGGGTGCCAGCCAGGAACAAAGCATCAAGCCGAAGAAGTTCAGCCAGGTGTTGATTGACGAAGCTATCTTCGCCCACACCAACGACGCTGAATACCAGAAGTTGAAGTCCAACCAGTACATGGAAGCCCTTCGTGACCGTACCGTGAAGATCACGGTTCCGTACACCCGGAAGTGGGACGAAGAAACCAAGATTCTGGAGAAGGACTACGGCCCCGGCAAGGTTCGTCAACACATCGCTCCTCACACGAGGGAAATCGCCGCTTTGTGGGCAGTGCTGACCCGCCTCCAGGACGACAAGGATGGCAAACTATCCCTCGTCGAGAAGGCTGAATTGTACAACGGCAAGCTGCTCCCTGGTTGGACCGAGGACGCAGTGAAGGAACTGATGGACAAGCACCCCGAAGAAGGCATGACCGGCGTATCCGTGCGGTACGTTCAGGACAAGTTCTCGAACTGCCTGTCCAACAACCACGAGTACGTCAATACCTTCATGGTGT